GGGACCTCTATAAATAGAATTTATTTTACTGCGTAAAATAAATTCCATTTATAGAGATGAAAGGATCTCTATTCTAGACAACAGAATTTACTACGTAAATTCTGTTGTCTAGAATAGAGATGAATCTAGGACACCCCCTTCCTTCCACTGTACTGCCAGGGACGAGTGTTCCATTTGCCTACACGGCCACAGGGGGTGCCAGAACTTTATCTGCAGTGCCAGATATTTCCAACTGGAAAGATCCTTCCCTCTTTGCCACGATTCTTCTATCGGTGTTGATTGTAGATACCATTGTTTTATTTTTTACACGATACTTCCCCGATACTTTAGGAAAACCGCTTAACCAGTGGTACGATCAATTTCAACTCTCTGCGGTCATCTCTGATGTAGGAATCATTGTCATTGGCTTTGTTCTAGCGCAACTTCTTTACACTTATTTCTTTGCGCCCACCCATGGTTGGAATGTCTGGATCTTCTTAGCGTTGTTGGTGGGGGTGCAGGTTCTTCACGATCTTTTTTTTAATTTTGCAATTATTCAGCCTCTTCCCAAAGGGCACAATGAAATGATTGATACAATGAAAGAGTATTCCAAGGGTGGCGGGGCTATGATTATTGTAGGAGATGCTCTCCTCATGGTAGCAAGTGCAGCAGTGGCGATGGCTCTCAAAGATCAATCCATTCCTACCCTTCTATTTGCTGGGCTAGGTGTTGCGTACACGATTCCTTACATTCTCACCACCCGGTGGGAAACAAACTCTACCAAGAAACCAAAAAAGGAAGTGGAGAAAGAGCCTCCTCCTACACCGCTGTTGAAGCAGGAAGTTCAATCCCAGCAGCCACCGCAGCAGCAACAAATTCGGCAACAGTCCCACGAGCAGCAAATGGATCACCGCGATATGAGTTTTGGCAATGAACAGGCGGCCTTCCGCACCGGTATGCCTCCTCCTCCCTTTGCCCAAGATATGCCCTCTGAACCGATTCCTAGCAACTTTTACTACTAAAAAAATTGATATACTTACTTTTTTATATAGTATACTTTAGTTCAGATTGTGAAAAAACGAGTAAAAAATACCGTATATTATCACAAAAGATAAACCATTTATACACAAGCATAAAGGTTTTACTTATGAACTCAACACAAATAATTACAAATCAATTATTGACCATAGCTGGTATGATACAAAAGCAACTTCAGCAGAAAGACAATTAGTCGATCAATACGTAGAACTAATTTATAATGCTGTAAAATATATTCAAAATAAAGAAGCGCGAGTTTCACTTATGTTAAAAATGGTTCCTTTCTCTGAAATGCCAACCATTGAATTTAGACAACATATTATACATCGGTTTTATAAAACAAAAACAAATTATGGTTAAAAATTGAAGAAACGATGGTATTTTTGTTAGAGGGTATACAAAATGTCAGAAATTACGGATGCATCTCACATTTGGAAACGATTTCCTATAAACTACAATCCTATTACATGTGAACTTACATGGTGCTATTCCAAATTATCAGATCTGTATACTAAATTATACAAAGAGCGAAGAAGAGAAAAATATATAAAGATGCAAGAAGAAATTTTGCATACTTTATTTACATCTCTTGATCTATCGTCTATTCCATATGATAAAACCAAAAAGGGATCCTTTCTAAATTCTCATATTGGGTATGTATATATGAAAGTACTTTCTCATATGCAACCAATTTTAAAAGATCCTGTACGGTTCTCTCCGATCATTCCTCTTTACAAAGAGGGAGTTCTTCAGAATCGTTCTGATATTTGTAAAGCTTCTAATCAATCTGTATGTATAAAATATATCCATACAAATGAATTGGGTCCTCCAAGATATAGAGTATGTTGGAATTGGAAAGTAAAAAGAGATCCTTTCTTACGATTCTTAGTTGAGCGTAATGCGGATGCAGGTCAATGGAATATTCTTCCATCTGACTCTTCTACCACTCTTTGCATTTTAGAACAATATTAAACTCTATAAATAGAATGCCAGAAGGACGAATTTTAGTTGTAGATCCTAATTTACCAATTCCACCAGGAACTACTTCAAATGATCCAACAAATCCAAAATCTACAGTTAAAAAACTTATGATGACGGGTGCTCAAGCAACAGAAGATGCTCAACACGATCCTCCTCCCCAACGAGAAGGATTTCGATCTCAATATGATTATTCAATTTTATATATACTTTTAGCAGGTATTTTACTTTTTTTTGTATGTAAAAAACATCCTCGTTACGGATGTGTACTCTTTGGTAGTGTAGTACTTCTTATTTATCTAGAAAGAAACTTGAATCGAACTGTATAGAGAAATCCTGCTTCAGAGACTTGGAAGCTCATATCTTGAATATTTTGTTGCTGCAAGTAACGATCATTTCGAATATGTAGAACGGAAGGTATATCTGTTTTTTCTACTGTAAGTTCAATACCAAATGATGCAAAATAATGCATCACTTTTTGAATAGAAATATCAGTTACTTGAGAAATATGGATAGGGGGGGCATACATTGTTTTGAGTCCTTCTGTAAAAATAAGAAGGAGAACTTCAAAAAGAGCAGGTGCATCTCCATCTGTATCAAATTCCAGATGAACTGTATGGGGTACTTTTGGATCGGATGAAAAAAGAGTTCTTGCGAATTCTTGCGGAGTGCTCATGATTCTATAATTGTTGAATAATAATTGTTTAGATATTTAAAGAGCACCGTTGATGTTCCAGTCCCATTTCATTGCAGAGGAGAATTTCTCCACGGCGTCACTGGACTCAAAACTAATCTTGATGTGATCGGGGGTCTTGGTGACGCCCGTAATCTTGTAAGGTCCCTTGTCGTCTGCCTTCTCGAAGAGCTCGGCGACGCGCGTAAGGACGTAGCCTTGAATCGCTTGAATCATGGCCACTTCACGGAGAATTTCTTCCGTAGGCTTATCGCCAGGAGAGAATTCCTCGCAGGAGAAGCACGTCTTTTCAGAACTGGGAGGCTCTGGGATCATCACATGTGAAATGCAGTAACCGAGGTGCTTGAGTACATTCCGAGTGAGATTGTGTTTCTCAAACCAGGTAATAAATTTGTAAATGATGGTAGCAATGGTGAATTTGTTTGTATCGCTGTTGTAATTGGCAAACGTCTTAGTGTCCTCCAGCCAGGCGGACACCTCTTCAGGCTTCAGCGCATGGAGCCACTCCTTCAATTCATCTTTGGGGTGCTTGTCCTTTCGCAGGTAAAACAGAGATTTATGAATCTCTGAAATGGAGCGAAGATGAAATGTATAGGTCTTGGGATCCTTCTTGTAAGGGACCCGTGTAAACGAGGTGCATTCTCTGGAAGCAGTAACCTTCCACGGCGGCATGTCCGCCATCTCCTCCCCCCAGGCCTTGAGGGCGGGGGAGGACATCGTTGAGGCAGACACAGCCACGACGGCTGTAGCAGCAGGAGGCGGTGCAGCCTTCGCAGCCTTCACAACTTCATTGTAAGGGGTGGGAGGAGATCCAGCACCCCCCACGGCGGCCCCCGTTTTGCGGGGGGGCGCCGCAGCGGCGGCCTTCACAGGAATCACTTTGACCACCTCAGTGGCTATAGCAGTCGCCTTGGCGGCTGCATTCAGTACAATCGTTTCAATCATCTTAATTGGCTGAGCCTCCTCACTCATTTGTTCACTCATAATCTCTTTCAAAATGGGTACACTAAGCCCAGTCTCCTTTGCCTGAGCTTGGAGAAATGCAGCAAAGTTTGTCTGGAATGCAGAAACCTTCTTGGAAAACGTAGCCATCTCAAATATTTGTATGAGAGCGTATTAATAATGTTGTAATTAGTACATGAATCATCAATTTTTTTCACATATATGCATCAATACATATTGAAAATAACATAATACTTGCAGTAATTGTAGACATACCTAATGTAATAGCAAGTCTTGTTTGATGAGTAGGTTTAATTCCTGCAAATTGTAAAAAAGGGTCCATAATGGTATCTTTTGATCCAGTTAAACTTTGTTCAGCTCGTGTAATAATACATCCTTTAAAATACCATTGAGAAAACATTGTAATAAATGTAGCCAAACATATAAATACACGAAGAAGTCGATTTGAAGGATATAAGAAAAAGATAAAAACCCAGGAAAGAAGAAAGACTGGATGAAATGCACTAAGGGCTGCTCCATGGGCTACATTGCCACCGGGTAACCAGAAGAAGAGCACATGGGTGATAGCAATAATGCAGTTTACCAAGGTGGATCGAAGATCTTCCATCTCTCAAAGGAATTGAAATTACTTTATCCTGTCTGACTTGGGACAAACTGGATCCTTGCAGTTGGGATTGCGGCAAATACTGCAAACCTCATTTTGAATGAGATCCCCAATTTTATTGCTACAGTCCTTGGTGATATTATTATTGTAAGTGACAACCACCTTATTGGTATTGATGAAGTCAATGAATGCCTCCATTTTTTTGAAATAAATACATTTGTAAATGAACAAATTAAATTTCAATTTTTATAGTAGAGGGTATGAGTTTCGATTTTACACCCTATGGATACAATTATACACTTTCAAAAACATCCCCCCTTATAAAACAATTTTCACGATTAGCTCCAGTTCAATCTATATCCAAACAAATGCTTACAACAAATAAAGCCGTGTATCAACTAGATAAACGACTTGGAACAGGTTCTTTTGGCACTACTTATAAAGCTATTTCAAATGGAAAAGACTTTGCAATTAAACAAATTAAACTAGACCATACTCGAGCTTTATGGAATTCTATAAAAGAAGTAATTATACAAATATTATTGTATGAAGCAACTAAAGATCTCCCCGATGGTCCTTATGTACCACAAGTCTTTGAAATAGCTTATAATCGTAAAAAAGATAAATTATATATAATTCAAGAATTGATGGATGGGACGTTAGAGTCCTTAATCAATCATCGAACCAAAGAAGAAAATGAAACACAATTGTTAGATGATTTTGAAGTAATTGCAACACAATTAGAATGGTTAGGTACAAAGCTGCAATTTAATCATCGCGATTTTAAATCAGATAATATCATGTATAAAAACAATTCAAAAGGATATACACTTCGATTAATTGATTTTGGAATGAGTTGCATGACGTGGAAAGGGATCCATCTTCAGGCCGCTTCTACTCTTTTTCCAACCTCTCACACTTGTTATCGTCCTTCCAGAGATTTATCTGCCTTGTTTTTTGAAATTTCAGACTATGTAAAAAGTCATTTATCAAAAGAAATGCGCAATCTTCTCCACGAGTTTGTAATTCTTCGTGTAAATGGAAAAAATATGAATATGTTAAAAGAATTTGATTGGGGAAATACATATAGTTTTTTAAATCGTAAAAATGTAGAAAATCCAAAAACAGTACCGTTCAAAGTTAGACAAACCATTAAATCGTCTAAACATCAACACCGATATACCAAGAAAAGATGTCGGCACTGACACGAATTCAACGAGAGTTAGCAGAGTTAACACGAGATCCACCCTCTAACTGCACTGCAGGTCCTACCAACAGTGCAGATCTATATAAATGGGAAGGCATGATTTTTGGACCTTCTGAAACTCCTTATCAAGGTGGAGTTTTTCATGTGTTAATTCATTTTGGAGCCGATTATCCCTTCAAACCCCCTCACATCCAGTTCACTACTAAGATTTATCATCCCAACATTAATGCAGCGGGAGCCATTTGTTTGGATATTTTAAAAAGTCAATGGAGTCCAGCCCTTACCATCAGTAAAGTCTTGTTGTCTATTTCTAGTCTTTTGTCAGAGCCGAATCCGGATGATCCATTGGTCACGGATATTGCACATCAGTATCGTACCGACCGTGCGGCCTACGATGAGACAGCTCGGCAATGGACTCTGTCCTATGCCTCTGGTTAATCATCTATAAGTTTAGAGGCCGTATAACTGGTAAATTTAGATTTACCGAAGAGGAAGGTGAATCGAACGGGTGTATCT